AGATTAGGGTACTTTTCAGGATCAAAGCCTGACCCTACTAGTTCAATTCTGGTGATGTATTTTTTAATATTAGGAATTCCACCGAACACTGACTCTTCGGCTTCATCGCTACCCCAGTCATGATATGGATGGATACGCTTTCCCAAATCTCTCCATAATAGTTCTTGATTCAATACAAAGATTACACCACGGCCAAAGGCCCATCCACGTGCAATGTTTTTATCTCTGGTCAAACTAACGGCCCCTCGCATCGACGGGTAACGTTTGTTAGGAAACTTCTTGGCTCGTTGCTTGCGGTATGGCTCCATGACTTTGTGGAACTGTTCAACCTCGTCATCAGTTGACCAAGGATAAAGAGGAATATCGGGTGACCGGTCCATGTATCGTTCTAGCCCTCGACGTCGCCAAGCCCATGTCTCATCTTTCTTGGCGGGACGACCATCGGGTGATTTGATTGGTTCGTTTCCCAACCACCCAGTACCGAGCATCGCGTTACTGGCTAAAATCTGTTCTGCTTGGTCAAGAGTTGCACCTTTATAGAGCGGTGCAGATCTTGATTCGCTAAGTATTTCATTGATTCTCATATATTTATTTATTCACTTTGGATTCGAACCCGTGACCTTCTGCCGACAGGCAGACGAGCACTCCGCTGCTCCAAGGGGCGTAATTAATTCAACACTCTACGAGAATGTTGGTAATTGAATAGACTGAATGTCGGATACTATTCCGCTCTTAACATCCTGAGATGCCAATCTATTCAATTACAGCCGATTTTTACTACCAGTGTTATCGCCACTGGCCTATCATCCTCGGCTCCGCCCTCATTAAGCCCATGTTTTACGTGCAGGCAGGATCGCGTTCCCTATTCACACGTTCGAGCAATCTAGATGGGTGACCCAAAATAGATTCTACTCGTTGTCATAAACTGTTCAATAATATCTGTATTCATAATCCTTATAAAACAAAAAACCCCAGGACTTTCATCTCTGGGGTCTGTGTCTACTTAGACTTGTTGCTATGTCTAGGTTTTGCAGACCCCCGCTACATATGTTTCGGGATTGTCGCGACCAATAAAGGACCAGGTAGCTGCGACACAGCTCTGTCCTTGCATGTTCTTATGACTAATCACCGATTTGAGTTGCATTACTTGTCCTGTTTAAAAAATTACGCTATGGCCTAATAGTATAGATACTTATTCTATCTGTCAACCACTGTTGTATTTATACAACGAAAAAAATTTTACCTTTTTATTAGTGCGAATCTGTAATTTCGGGAAAAAGAACAGTATCCATAAATTCCTGAGTCAATTCATCACCAATGATTCTTTTCAATGCTGCTGCGGTATGGGTATTTCGTTTTTGCTGTTGGCAATAACGATTTTGCCCTTGCACAACAAGATCTATGTTAGCACGAGTTTGATGCAAGGTCAACATATAGTTGTCTAAAACTAATAATGCCTCATGTGCAATAACATAAAATTCTTCTATTGTTGGTCTACAGGCTATCCAATGTTCACTAAAAATATCACCCCACTCAGGGCGTTCTCTAGGTCTATCAACTTTTAGATTGGTAAATGGTTCAGTGGGCTTTACTGTTGGACTTAGATCAAAGAATAGACCGGTAGCCTTTTGTTCTCCGGCAATTACATCAAATCCATAGATAGGACTAGGATCGTTGACATGTGGAAATACGCAAACATGAACTACAGCAAATTTTTCTTGTACAAATTTTTCAACATGAGCCAATCTAAACAAAGGGCTAGTATATCGATGATTCGTCCAGCCGTAATCCTTAGTAGGGACTTCTATGACATTTTTAACGTTGCGAAATCGATAATCGTAGCTGTCAGCTAATTTCTCTAATGCGTCGATAAAGTTCATTATAAATTCTTATAGTCCATTCAAAAGCACAATTAGCTTCGGTTGCATCAGCAATGCTGACATTCATTCTTATTTGACTTATTAATCCAGCAGGGTCTACAAAGTCAAATCTTGTGCCCGAACCAGGCACACATCGTTTTAGCATCTGGCCGCCGGCCATGTCTCCGAGATAATGAACATAAACATGAGCCCATAATTTACGTTCATCTAATGTTTCTAAATAATCTGCATACTGATAACTTTCGGGCATAATTAACAACATTGCCGGAGATAATTCAAATAAATCTTGAATGATTTTAGTTACTCGAGGTAGATCATTCTCGAATTTAAAATGTTGATTGCGTTCGATTGCCGAATAATAAACTATTTGATTAGCCAATAGTTGACTGTATTCTAGATCTTTAATTTCTTTTTTAAAGATTAGTTTAACTAATTCGGTCTGCTCGGCTTTTTGATGATTAGCTGCGGTTGCTTCTTTAAGACTATTATACATGAAAATATTTAATTATCGTCGAGCACGGCCTAATTTTTCTTCTTCGCCTTTAGATCCACGGCGTTCTCTTTTTTCGGCACCCTTTGGTCTTATACTAGTTCTTTGTGGCCGATCGGGAACTTCTACTTCAGATTCTGTATCGTTTCCTGTTGTGGGTCTTTCTACGCTACCGCGATCAATTTTAAAGGTAAAATTTCCATGTATACCGGTGTTATAATAAACTTTACCGGCGTCTAAAAATACTCCTTTAATTTCTCGACTAGGATATACAGTATTAAATTCCTCTAAGACTATATCGTCGTCTCGTCGAGTTGCTTTTGTATAACATTGAACTAGTGCTCCATTATTTAAAATATCAGTAGCATCGGAACTAAAAGAAGTATTTTTGTTAATTAGATCGGCAACTCGATGAGCGATAGCTGCCAACATTCTGTAATAAGGAATATCTTTTGTAGGATCTCTTCCTTGACGTGTATTATACAATTCTTGCAGTTTTGGAGTTAATTCTACATCTGGATCGTTTCTAAGACTTTGAACTAATTTAACTTCTTCATCGTTAAGAATATCAAATTTTTTAGCTAATATCAGAGGACTATTATTTTGTCCTGCTGCTTGTATTTCTTTAATTAAATCTATTGTTTGTTTATATTTTTGACCAAACTTTTTATCGCCGCTTTTTTCGATTTCGTTTACAGTATCGATTAAATTTTTAACGCTAGCTTTAGCACCGGCACCGCCCTTGCTGCTAACTTTAATCTGTTTTCCTTCAGAATTGGTCAGCAGACTATCATACAAACCAACAGTTTTTCCGCTGCCAAAATCTATTAGACAATCATTGAAATTATTAGTTTTTAAAAACTTAGAAGCTGCTTCGCCGGCATTGCCTGAATATTGTCCTCTTATCAATGCGATAGGTTGTAATATTTCACAGAAGTAATCTCTGAATCCAGTAAACTCAATACCCTCGGCTGGAAATCTAATCGGTAAAGGATTACCGTTAACAATTTTACGTGTTACTTCAGTCAATGGATGATTGTCGCCGAATTTATCAACAACATCGTCTAATATGTCTTCTGGATATAAGCTATCAAATTTTTTAAGTATATCCTGTGGCATTAATCCACTAGTTGCTTTAACAGCGGCGGCACCCTGATAAAAATACCCGCCAGGTATAGCTTTGTTAGGCCAATAATTATCTATTTTATTTCGATTAATTTGTTGAAAATAGCGACCGAAATATATAGGATTACCGCCTTGATTTATAAAAGTTGCAATACCAATACCTAACATCTTAGGATTTGGTAAATTGGTCATCGTAATCGGTCGACCGAGTATTGTTTCTTGATCTTGAATAAATTGTTGAATCAATTCATTGCTGTCGGCTTGACCAAAATCTGGATAAAATTCCAAACTTTGAAATGATATTTCTTCTCCGGCTGAATTACGAAATATTTGTCCTGGTTTTCGATTTGCCAGACCAACACTTTCAAATAATAAACGATGATCCATTTTATAGCCTTATCCTATAGTTGCATCTTCCATTCCGGCTGTTCTTAATTTAGAAATATGTCCTAGCATAAAGTTCTTCGACTCTAGTCCCTTTAATATTCCTAAATAATTATTTCTTAACAATGCTACTTCGTTGATTAATACTTCGTAATCAATTACTTCTTGTTCGCCGTCAACATATTTATCGACATCTCGGCTACTCAATGCTCGTTGATAATTTTCTAAATATTTTTGAAAATATCTGCGTCTTATCAATCTTAATTGTATATTAAGATAGTTTAATACTGCTTCAATTTCTTGTAATTGATTAAATCTTTGTTCTGTTATTCCAGGAAGAGCTGATAGATTTCTTTCTATGTTTCCTTTAATAGAAACTTCAAAACGAGCCTGTTTTAGCTCGTTTTGAAAAAAATCAATAAATTCTGGAAGTAAACTAAGATCTTGCGTTACACGAGTGTACCACATTAATAATTATCTTCGTCTAATTCGTTGTCGTTGTTTTCGTCGTAATCGCTGCTATATTCTTTAAAACTAGCCTTAGTATATCTGTCCACCGTAGAAAATTCTTTTAATTCGTCATCGCCAAGAAGATCCACTAGTACACTGGTTAATGCATCTGTGGCTTCTTGACGATCTTTAGGCGGGATATATTGTTTAAGTGTCGAATATGCTTCGATTAAAACTTCTAGATCAATATTCATTCTACTTGTTCCTGTTCAGTATTATCTTCAGCCGGTAAGGCTTTAAACAATCCGCCAGGAATTTGTTGTACCATTTCCATTACTCGATCTAATCCAGATTCTTCGTTATTTTCCCAAGCTTTACGAAACTGTTTAATTTCGGTGCCGTCGTTCAATACTGCAAGTAATCGGTTGCCGTCTTTTACGAGAATTCCGCGACTCTCAAACATATCAACCAATCCACTATATGGATTCATTCCTTGTTCATAAGGAATCTTTACCTGTACACTTTCAAATGGTTTGCTGTAACGAGTCTTCATAATTTTACAGGAGGCACGAATACCACGCACTTCTGAAATCTTGTTACCATCCTCATCTTCTTTGAGTTTTAATTTACGCATAGCAACCACAATCGAACTTGCATAGATAAAGCCTTGACCACCACTGATCTTATCATCGGGATCAAACATATCCTGGCTCGCATATGTATGATTAGTTGCTACTAGGCCAATATTTAAATCGCCAAACATATTAACGCAATTACGAACCAATGCGGTCAGTGCTTTGGGTTTGCGTCCTAGATCGCCTTTAAGGTCGCCGCCTTCGAATTGATTTACATCTGTGGGTGTAAGTAGCATACCCAAACTATCAATCACAAACAACACTTTAGGACGATCGTCTGCAGGTAGTGCTTTGTACTCTTTAACAAAGTTTGAAATCATTTTAGCAAGATCATCAATCATTGCCATATTAAGTTTCAGTAACCGGTCTTCGCTAGTATCTACACCTACAGATTTTAGCCAAATTTCATCCAATGCATTTTCTGTATCAATTAGTACTACATAGATACCTTGTTCTTGTGCTTGACGAACAAGATTGCCCGAGCAAATAAAGCTCTTTCCAGCACCAGATTCACCAGCAAATACTGTTACTTTACCAAGAGGCACACCACGCTTAAAATCACCACTGATTAGGTAGTTTAAGGCATAATTTCCCGTAGAAATCCAGTCAGTTGGGTCATTAAAACCGATACTAATGCCTTCAATACTCTTAGTTATTGTTTTACGAAATTTTGAGATGTCGAAAGGTTTCGTCATATTTTATCCTTATAAAGTAGAAAAAGGGGGATCGCTCCCCCTGGGTGATTAAGCCACTTTTGATCTATTTCGGATCATTGCCAAAATATCTTCGGCTCGCTGACTTGAAGATTTTGCTTTGTTAACTTGTACCGGATCAGCAGTGGCCATTGGCTCTGCATCACTGTCATTGTTATCGGCAGCAAAAGGAGGATCATCTTCATCGTCGGTATCAGTTGCAGCCGGCTTAGCGACCGGAACACTAGGTTTAGTTCCAACTGAACGACTAGCATCGCTGCCTAAACCAAAAGGTTTGTAATAACTACCCCAAGCTTCTAGATCAAAAGGTTTACCATCGACTGATGCTTGAAACATTTCAGAAATTACTTTGAGTTCGATCTCAGTTGGTTTCTTTGGAAGAAACTCTGAAAGATTAAACAATCCATAGTTTTCGATAGCTACTAATTCTTCAGTACTCAATGCAGTCTCTTTGCGGCTCCATTTGCTAGTACTATAATCGGCGTATCCGCCTTTACTAGTTTTACTAACGATAAAATCTAACCCAGAGTTGTAATCTGTTGGAAGATTTTCCATCTCTGTGTCTAGTAGTGCCGCACGGATAAGATTAAAAATCTGTGGGCTAATAATAAAACGACGGATTGGATTTTCCGGTGATTTATCGTCGGCTAGAGGATTTTCTCGAACGAACCCTTGAAAAAGATATGACTTCTTTTTCCAATACTTACGACCCATTTCCTCTAGATTAGGATCTTTGAACCAAGTACGAACTTCGGTAAGAACAGGACAAACGTATTCTTTACCATACATTTCGATACAGGGTACTTGTACTTCGACTCGCTTACTATCTGGTTGACCTTTAACTCCCACAAACGGAAGTTTGATCATTGCTCGCTCAACCCAGAAAAACGAATTTTTTGTATCTCCGTCGGGCAAAAAGCGAATTTTTGCAGTACTGCCTTCCGGTACATTCCAGTGTGGATAAATTACACTGTCTGTGGGTGCTGCATTTGATTTGTTGTCTTGTGCCTGTAGTTTTGCTCTGATTTCTGCCAATGTAAGTGCCATGATGATTTCTCCTTAATGAATTTGCCTTAGCATGGTGCTGATACACAAATACGTTCTGTGTAACAAATGTATTTATGTTCGTACGTATAATACGAAATAAATCGCAGCAGGTCAAATTAAATTTTACCGAATTCCGGACAATCTTTGTAGATCTTGGATTTCTTGTGGAGCTGGCTGAGCCTGTGGCAATGCTTGCGGTAATGCTTGCGGTAATGCTTGTGGGGCGGGTTCCATTGCCGGCACTGTTCCCATTGGTTCTTGGACAGGAGGAGGAGGAGGTGCTGGTGGAGGAGGTGGTTCAATCGGAGCAGGCGGAATTACGTTTTTATCTTCGAGTTTCGAAAAATCTAGCTGATCATGAACTTCTGGGTGATTGTCCAATAGCCAATATTTTAACATCGGACGAGCATCTTCGTCTGGATTATCCTTACTTTCTTGATACAATAAATCATTTAACTCGTCGTCGGAAATAATATTTGATAAAGCACCAATAATGTTATCCCCATCTACGCCAAATTCTATCGGACTGTTTAATATATTTTGTAGTTCTTCTAGATCAAGTTCTTCGTCGGTATTTGTTGTATCTTCCGAAATAGTTTTTGGATTAGCTTTCAGCTCTTTTGCACTTTTTAATACTTCTACTACAAACTTACTAATTAATTGTTTTTCGGTTAAATTTTCAAGTTGGGTATAATTTTCTGCCCAATTATTACTTTCTTCAGCAAGATCGTGACGATCTTGTTCTTTTAAAATCAAAGACAAATTTTCAAGTATATTTTCAACCATTTGATCAATATTGTTATATTTGATAGTATTGTCGTACATAGCGATATTTTCGGCTACACGGTTAATTAATTTTTTATCAAACAACCATTTTTTCTGATCAATTAATACCTTATTTTTTTGATTTTTTTTGTGATAGATTGCACTAATATTCGGTAAGGCGTTTTCGATTTTGTCATTTATCATTGATTTAGTAAACTTTTGACGAAGATAATCTACATCCTCGTCTGTACTATTGATAGACAATTTATCTTTTAATTCGATTAATGCTTGACTATATCCTTTTGCACTAGCTATTTTTTTAAATAATTTTTTTCCTTCTAAAAATTCTTTTTTAGCTTCGCTAACAAGTGACACAATTTCAGGATCCTGATAATTTTCATAAATGCTTCGACGTAAAAATCCTTTTATCTTACTCATTGATTCTGCAAGATTGCAAATATTTTTATAATTTTCGTCGTGTACGTGTCCGCCTTGAGCTAGATGATTAGCCAAAGCTCGACTTATTGTAAGGTTATTGTAAGGACTTTTAAATTTCTCGCCATCGGCATTGTGAAAGAAAATACTTTTTATATAACGAGATCTGTTACCGGATTGTTCGACATCGATGGGCCTGATATGTCGTATAACAAGACGTATAGGACCAATATTTTGATAACTAGTTCTTTCGTTACCTGACATTAGACTTTCACCTAACTGAACCTCATCGGCCTTAAATGGCTTTTCATTTACACTAGCTTGTTCAACATCTTTTCGAATAAGACTTGATCTAGATATATCTCTGGCATCAAATTGCATTAAATTTCTTTTAGAGAAGTTTCTGAGTCCACGCAAGAATGAATACCACCCATGCCGTTGATCTGCATCCATTTCGTGACTGAGGCTCTTACCAAAATAAACTTTTAATGTTTCTCCATCGACTGTACTAATGGTTACATTTCCAAAATTATTTCCTTGGTTGTCGACGTAATCAAAATTAAAAAATCTAGCATTTTTTGGTTCGTCGGTACTTTTAGCATTTTCGTCGCCAATTGTAGTTGTACCAAAACGGCTATGAATTTTGTCAAATAATTCTTCAGATATACGGTTAATGTCTCTCATAGTATAGTATTTATCCAGTAATCATTATAAATGGCATCGGTGCTATAAATTCTTCTTGTTCTCTAAGTTTGCTATCTAAATCCGAATCGTAACTTTGCAATAAATGAACCATTCTTATATTTAACAAAGTTGACGATATTAAGTCGTCTGTTTCGCCTATTTTGGCTGAAAAACTGTCTTCTTTTGCAACAAAAGTCTTTAATTCTGATATTAAACTTTTACTGTGTATACGCATTTTATTTTTTTCAACGAAGTTTTTTAATTTACTACATGCCAATAATTTGCTTTTATGAGTAGTATTAAATCCTTTGCGATATCGTCTCGACGACCCCGATTGTTTAGGTTCACTCATAAAGGTGCCACGTATATTTTCTTCTCCTAAATCTGATATAGATAAAAGAGCTGCTTCACCTAGTGTATTATTTTCCACACTATAATAAATCGAAGTTTCATCTTTAATAATGTCGTGGATATATTCTGCGATTTCTTTTAATAATCGAACTTGCATCTGAATGGTAGTTTTATTATGTCGCCATTCGGCTACCTGCACAAGATCGGGTAATTCAAACACTTGAATTGCAGCTGGATCTCCACCAGTGCCTAAACTAGGATCCAAACTTATTGTATAGATTTTATTTTTTTCTGGTTTTTTATACCATCTTATTTGTCCTTGCTTAAAGACTGGATCTATACCCTCTAACAAAGACAACTTCATTGGATCTATTAGCGTTTCGTCAAAAATAATTGGATTACATTCGATTTCTCGTTCGAATCTTTCCTCGCCTAGTTTAGATTTTTGTTCTGCGGCCCATGCTTCATCACGATCCGGATGTTCATTCCAATAAGCTCTAAAAGCCTTAAATCCATTTATTCCTAAATCTGTGGTGTTACCATAGTCATCTGCTGTTTTGTTAGCTGCACGCCAAATATCCCAGAATTGGTCCTCGTCGCTGTTTGGTGTACTGGTAATAATTGCCTTACCACCGGTGCTTAGTGTAGGTACAATACTAGTCCAAAAATCTTTAGCAATAGTATTTCGAACGAATGCAAATTCATCTAAGTACAACAAAGAAATACTCATACCTCGTCCAGTATTTTCTGTTGTGGTTTGTGCTACTATACGACTGCCATTTTCGAATTCAATGCTGCCTTTGTTGTAACTGGTTACTCCGGCACGTATATGATCCGGGCAGGCTTCGTATGCGAATCGTATACGTTGCATAATTTCTTGAGCTCCTTGGTACTTGTGAGCTGCAATTAATATAGTACTGTCAGGAACAAACATTGCATACCAAAGCAAATACCCAGCGGCTGTTGTAGATTTTCCACTTTGTCTAGGAAGTAAAGCTATACTATATCTATAACTATGACAAACTCTAATATATCTTTTTTGATAATCGTAAGGAGAATATACTATGCGACCTTTGGTAGGATGTTGAATATAGAAAAAATTAGTTAAAAAATATTCAGGTCCCGAAGACGGATCTGCACAACTGGCTATTTCTAGTATTTGTTCAGTTGTATAAAGATTTTTTTGATGTGGTTTTTTGATTAAAGAGAAATCTGCTATATTAGCCATAATAAGGTGTTTTATACACCATATTTATTCTGTTTAATTTTGGGGACAGGACTTACTTTGTTAACATTGTCAGTTTCCATACTTCTAAGATCATTATGGTTTAAATCTTCGTAATCTGCTCCAACTGCTTTGTATGCTAATTTAAACATCTCTTGTTCTTCTGGTGTATAAGGATGTGCTGTTTTCCATCTTCCTATCCAACTTTCGGGATCCATTTCAGGAGCATGTTTTCCGTCGGTCATTCCTAAAGCCATTCCTAAACGATAAGCGGTATAATCACTATTCCATCTCATTCCGTCTTTGAATCTATTCAATCCGACAGTTGGATTTTGTTGCCTTTTAGTAATTTTTCCGGCTTTTCGTTCTGTGATAAATTCCTTTGCCCTCATTTTTAGTCCGTTTTAATTATTTATTTTTTCATACCGGTTGTACCGGTTAGATAGGGCCTACTAAACCAAAGTTTAAACCAATCGTCTGTTCCGGGCTGAATATTATGTTTTTTCATATACTCAACCCTTTTCATTGCTGTGTGACTTATATTTTCTTCTTTTTGTTCAAAAACTGTTTGTACCGGCGATATTCCTGCTAGCTTTTGTATTTCTTTTAAATCTTGTTCATCCATAACTGCGTCTGGTATAGAAGAATCAGATTCTGGTACAAAATCTTTAGAAGTAAACTTTAATTGACGCAAAATTATTTGCCTCTGAGTATTTTGCTAACTGGCTTGTTAGACCACATACGGCAACTCCAATATCTAGCACTGGTGCGGTCTTTGGCTGTAGAGCAACGATGTCTAGCACGAAAATTTTTACGTCGACTAGGTTGATCACGTTTGATACTAAGTTTCTTATCACCAAAATTTACTTTTTTAACATTGCCAGTTTGTGGATCTTTGACGTAAACCTTATACTTTTTAACGTCACCAGACATGGGTTTACCCAACTTAACTTCACGCCCCTGATATTTTGATTCCGCCACACCTTGCTCGTCTTCAAAAGTATACTCTTCAGATAAGAAATTATAAACTAAATCATCAGGAGCTAATGTAATAGAACCGCCAGAATGTTCAACAACCGGAACTTCTAACTCTATTTCTTCGTTGACGATAAACGAAACAGTATCATCTGTAATAGGTTGGTTATGCTCTAGTTCAACCTGTTCAAATATCTGTCGAAATTTAGTTGTCATTTTGAATTTGCCTTTTTGAATTGTTTCCATGATTCTGCTAAACTTTCGGCCATTGGATTGTCATGTTTACCGGGTTTACTAGAGTAAGATTTTTTAGGTTTATTTAAATCATTGCCTTGTTTGAGGATAGTATCTGTGCCGATAACTTTTACTTTGGGTTCGTTAGCATATGCTTCGCTTAGTGATTCATCCATTGGACCCGACTGTCCACTAGGAACCATTCCACTTAATTTTAAAATCTGAGCTAACATTTCGGCTGCTTCACCTTCGGCATTAACAGTTAGAGTTTTATTTCCAGTATCACTATCGAAATTTGAATTGATATTAAATTTTGATTTTTGACTCATTGTATCTGAGTGTCCGCCCATTGGACTCATCTCTCCGTCCATCATACCGCATTCGTCAAGTTGCTGGCTTTCCTTAACTTGCTCGAGGTCTCCGTCTCCGTCAAGATCGGCTTCTTTTTTTCCAGCGGCACGAGCCTTGGCTAGATTACCGGTGAATTTATTACCTTCTTCCATGTCGTCTTTGTCAACTTTTTTTGATTCGAATAAACCAGCTA